TCTGCTTCTTCTTTTGTTTGACATTCTTCTATTAATTCAATAGAAAAATTTTCAAATCCTATCATTCTAAAGGCTTCATATAATTTACCATTTCTTATTTCCACAAGATTTCTATGAATACTAAAACGATGCACTAATGTTTTTGTAGTTTGTCCAATATAAATAAAATTATTTATACTATTATAAATTTTATAAATTTTAAACATTCGCTACTACTCCTCTAAATTATCAAAATCAACATTAGAAAAAATAAAATCTTTTCTATCTTCTACTTTTTCACCCATTAACATTTCAAACATTGCATTGGCAGCAACACCATCTTCAATACAAAACTTTATTAACCTCCCATTATCAGGAGACAAAATAGTTTTCTTAACATCTTCTGGATTCATTTCTCCAATACCCTTAAATCTAGTGATATTCCCATTTATTTTTTTCTTAACATTAATAAGTTCTTCATCATCATAGGCATATCCACTTGCATTTTTATTATGAATTTTATATAATGGTGCTCTTGCCCAAAATATTTTTCCTTCTTCTAAGAGTGGTTTCATAAATTTATAGAAAAAAGTTAATACAAGACACATAATACTACTACCATCAACATCAGCATCTGTAAAAATGCAAATTTTTCCATAGCGTAATTTCTTAGGGTTACATTTATCAAAGATTCCACAACCCAAACCTGTAATTAAATCTTGAATCTCTTTATTTTCCAATACATCTTCTACACTATGTTTTAAAGCATTAATTACCTTTCCTCTTAACGGTAAACAAGCAATAAATTTACTATTTCTTGCTTGAACAATACTCCCTGCGGCACTATTCCCTTCAACTAAAAATAATTCAGAATTTTCATCATGGATTTCACAATCAACAAGTTTTCCTGCCAAAACTGCTTTTTCTTTCTTATTTTTACCAACAAGTTTATCTGCATCTAAAATACTTTGTCTAGCTCTTGTAGCTGCTTTTTCTGCTTTTTCTTCCTTAACTAAAAAATCTTTTATTTTTTCTACGTCGCTTGGATATTTTTCCATGAATAATAGAAATCCTTCAGTAAAAGCTTTATCTGCCAATGAGCGTAATTCTGGGTTATTAATTTTTGTTTTGGTTTGATTAGCAAAAGAAGGATTAGTAACTTTGCAAGAAATTGCGTAAATTAATCCTGAGCGCGCCATATCTCCAGTAAAGTCTTTTTTAAATATTTTATTAATATTTCTAGTAATTGAAGTTTTTAATCCTGTAATAGGAGTACCTCCTTCTATATTATACATTCCATTTGTATAACAGAAGGATTTTTCTTTTCCATGAGTCCATTGTAAAGCTATTTCTACTTCATTTTTATTAATATCTTTCATAGAATAATAAACAATATTAGCGTTAATTGGTTTATCAGCTTTTTCTTCTATTAAATCTAATAATCCATTTTTTGCACAATATATTTTAACTATTGGTTTAGTTACTTCTCTAATATCAGTTAATTCAAAAGTTAGTCCTTTTGTTAAATAAGATAAATCTTTACAAGTATCACATAATACTTGAAAATCAATATCAATTTTTTCTAAATTAAAAACTTCTTCATCTGGGATAAATTGAATTTGAGTTCCAGTTCTTTTCCGCACATCTTCTTTTTCCATATAATTTGTTAATTCGCCTTTAACAAATTTTACTTCTGCATATTTTCCATCTCTCCATACTCCAGCTATAAATATTGATGAAGATAGGCAAGTAGCTTTCGCGCCAATACCATTAAGTCCACCAACACTTTGGTAAACTTTTTCACTAAACTTTCCACCAGTATGACTTTTAGAAAAAATATCTTCTAAAACATTAGAATTGTCTTCTTTAATACCAAAAGGTATTCCTCTTCCATCATCAGTAATAGTAATTAAATTATTTTTCCCTAACCCAATTTTAATTTTTTTACCATACCCCATGTAATATTCATCAACACTATTACTAATAATTTCCTGAATAGCATGATATACTCCTTGCATATCTGCACTACCAAGATACATAGCAATTCTTTTTCTAACACCTTCTCTAAAGGATAAACTTTCAATATCATCAATTGTATATGAAGCCATTATAATCTCCTTTTCCTTGAATAAAAATAAGGACAGATTCTATCTCTCCTTAAATTATAACATATTATTTAATTTTTGTCAAGTTTATTCATTGATTAATTTAAAAATCTAATAAATTAAAATTAACACTAGTATCATTGTAATATTTAACTTCTCTTTTTTTATTTAAATTAAAATTATTTTCATGTTCTTTTTTTCTTTTTGCATCTTCTAAGATTGATTGATTAAATAATTTATGTATGTCTGAACACATATCATAAAAATCTAATTCCCTATTTTCAAATTCATCATCTTCCCAATCATTAACCATATATTTTCTCCCAAGTACAATCTTTCACATCAATATCATCTCTAAAATTTAAAAATTTTGCATGACGTATTCCAGCAGTTTCATGAATTTCCATTGCTTGGACTTTACATGGTTTCATAATATAATTTGCAAGATTAATTCTTATTTCTTCTTTAAGTCCACTAATATAACCAATAGGCATTATCTTTCCATCTTTAAAAACACCTATTTCTAAACTGCCTGGTATTCCCAAATAATATCCCTTAGAAATTGGAAGAATAGTAGCGCCATCAATATATGATTGAAAATATTTCCCACTCATTAATCCTCCAGTTTTTTCGTTCTCCCAATACATCCAATCTTCCAAATGATCACCTTTATATTCTTTTGTTGCTGGTTTAAAATTCCCAGTAAAAAATACATCTAAGGCATCAGTCAATTCTTTCTTAACTTTTATAGTCATCCAAGCTGGAGTTCGTTTAAAATAAACTGGACAATTAACCATTGTCGCTACGATTCCTTCTTCACCAGATTCTAACCCCGTAGCTAGTAAATCCAACAATTTTACGCCTCTAACATAAGAGGCAATTTTTATTAAACTATTTCTACGATAATTCATTTTAATTTCTTCTAAAATTTTTACTCTTTCTATAAAAGGAGTATCAAATAATAATTTTCCATTCCATGCCCAAATATCAAAAATATAAAAATGCAGTGGAGCATTTTCCTGTCTTTTAATAGCTTTGGGAGGTAAACATCTTAATATGCTTCCAACATCTGTTTCAGCTAATCCAGGATAATAAAGTTCTCCTATTATCATAGTTCCATCTTCAAATAATTCATTAAGAACATTAGAGATATGTGGAACGTGTTGACTTTTATCATTAAATCCGCCTTTTACATTTCTACCTCTAGTTTGTTGTTCAAATTTATTGTTTTGCTTAATAAAAGCAGACCAATCACCATCTTTTTTTAACGAACCAATATATTGTTCTGATAATAATAAACTTTCTATTTTACTTTTTTTATCTCCTTTGAAAGTAGATGGAAGACTCCAATATTTCATTCTTTCTATATCAAATAAATTCATAATTCACCTCTTCCTTTTAGTATAACATATTTTTTATTAAAAGTCAATTTATTTTTCTTCTTGAAGATTGACAATAAAATCTGCCGCCGATTGAAGTAAATCTTTTAAATTCCCATTATTATCAATAATATAATCATATTTATAATTTTCAATATTAGCATCAGAATCATTTGTTAATATTGGCTCAATTCTATTATTCCTAATTAATAAAGTCAACACTCCAAATTCTTTTTTAAATCTATCTAATTCTTCAGGTTCTCTACTATGAATGAAAAGAATTCCTTTTTCAACTGTCCCATAAAAATCACCAATAATATTTTTTATATATTGGTAAGGACCATCACAATAGTCTCCCCATAATGCTTTTAAATCACTTAACATTTTCCTATCTTTTTCAGTTTTCCCGCCATTCCAATTAAAAAATTCAGTAGCTATTATTTTTACTTCATCAACTGTGGAAGTGTTAAAGACAGGAATATATAATTTACAAAAATCTATAAAAGTGTCTTTACCACTTCCTCCAGTCCCATTAATTACTATTATTTTCTGCATTTTTCTCCTTTTCTTCGCATGAAAAATCATAATCTTTATAAGATTGTAATATTTCTGTAATTTCTTCAATTAATTCTTCGTCATTTAAATTAAAGAAATCTAGATTTTTCTTAATATTTTCTGGAACCATGGCCATGGCTTGGTCTTTATTTATTATGTTGAATTGCAATAATCCAGTCATGACATGAGTTAAACTAAGTATTATTGCTTTGTCCTTTTTCTCCATCCTTCTATCCCCAATCTATAATATTCTATAAGTCCCCAAATACCTTTCACTATAATAACTTTGGAACAACGAAGACGTTGTTACTCCACTTGAACTTGAATGAACAAATTTATTGTCTCCAATATAAATACCTACATGAGATGGACCTGGAAGATAAGTACTGAAAAATACTAAATCTCCTGGTATTGCTTTTTCTACTTCTATCCCATAATAGCATTGGTCATCGGCTGTCCTAGGAATATTTATTCCAAAGTAATCATAAATGTAATAAGTGAATCCTGAACAATCAAAACCCGAGGGTGAAGTCCCGCCCCATACATAAGGAACACCAATAAATTCTTGAGCATATTTAGCAATTGCTTCTGATTTACGATTTATAGCGCTACCTCGATCTACTATTGGGAGTGGAAATCCATTTAATAAAACAATACAAGTTATTTGATATATAGGTTCAGATGGTTCAGATGCTTCACTATTAACTGTAAAACCACTAAAAATTGAAAAAACAAACAAGCAAACAAAGATTATTGATAAATATTTCCTATTTGTCAATAATTCACTCCTATTTTTGTCCTTTATATTATATTATATTTATATTATAATTATAAAAGGATATAAAATACCCATATATGGCTATCGCCTTGTCTTTAGGACAATAAAAGGTTGCTCGTTAGCCCTACAACCTAGCTTCTACGACCCTGAGCCATGTCTCTTACTTTCACCATTGCAATTTTCTCCATAAACATGGTAAGAGAACGGCTGCAATAGACCGTATGACGCAATTTAGCGAGTGATTTTTGCAACGGTTCACTACACCCAACAGTTTAAAGTCTTATTGCGCGGACATAATATTCAATTTTA